GCATTTTACTTACCTCCGTTTTTTGTAGAAAAGACTGCCATAAGAAGCCAAGTTCCTTGGCGCGTAAATAGTATAAATTCGGGAACCACCGTCACGCCCTTCAACACGCAGCTTGCATTCGGGTCAAATGGTCATCTGATAAACACCGAAAATTTTCTAAAAGATTTTTCTACGAATAACTTCGCAAGACAAATTGGGTATGAATATGGTTTGCCGACGGTATCAAGCCAGACTAGAAAAGCCGATGATTACATTTATGACGTGCCTTCCAACAGAAAAAGAAACTTATTGATACTACCTTGTGACGATGGTAACTTTTATCCTAATTACGACGTCTTAAACAAAGAAGAATTTGTCACAACTAGGTTAGATGATTACAGCTCTTTCTCTCCTGGGTTCATAAGTCTCAATAACATGATTGCATTGAAGTCTCAGTATTTTAATGCGCAAGAACCGGTGTCGGAACAAAGTATAAAAAGTCTTATTGTGACTACGCCTGAAAATCCCGTGGCCTCGCCTGTGGGAAGTTCAATGCTCGCCTATCAAAATCAAACCTTTAATTTGACAAATCAAATAGCTGCAAGAGCGATTCAGAATAATTTTCCTGCTGCCGACGTGATAAGAACTAAAGACAACAGTTCTAACCAAGTAACTTTTTTTGATATCAGCAACTTGTACTACGGATTGAACATAGTGCCAGGAAGTTTCACGCTTTATGACAATGCGTTAACAGGATCTGGTGGAGCTGTAAAAATCAGGATCAAAGACAACGGTAATGGTACATTATACAGAGCTGATGCCGAAACCAAGCATTGCCAATGGAACGCAGTTGGAACCATCTTTTACAACGAGGGAATAATAGCAATAAAAAATCCTCATTTATATTTTTTCGGTAAAGATCAGTTTGAAATGTCTTTTAAGGGCGAACAGAACATTCACACTTTGAGATTTGAGGTGGTGGCACCTGCAAATCTTCTAAACTCTTCTTCTAACCCGACTTACGAAAATATTCCATCTACGTTGCGACCTAATGAGTACGATTCAAAGTTCGTTTACATAACGGGTATAAACTTTCATGATGACAATCTCAATGTGGTCATGAAAACTCAATTGGCTCAACCAATTATGAAGAGACATACGGACAAGATTGCATTCAAAGTAAAGTATGATTGGTAAAAAAACGAAGAAAAAGAAAAGAAAGAAAAAATCGCGTTATCAAAGAGGCACTCACGTGTCGCCTATTGCAGGAGAGTGCAAGTTCAGAAGCGGATGGGAACAAAAATACATGATGTTTTTGGACGTCCACGCGGATGTGTCTTCTTGGTCTTATGAGAAATTGATCATAGAGTATGTCTCGAACAAATCAACGGGAAAAATCAGAAAATACTATCCTGATTTTTACGTGGAACTAAAAAATGGCACAAAGTTTGTCGTAGAGATAAAGCAGAAAAGGAAATTAGATTCTGCCGTCGTCAAGAAGAAGTCCGAGGCCGCAAAGCTATGGTGTCATCATCATGGAATGACTTTCTTGATGCTTACAGAAATAGAATTAAAACAACTAGGCGTGATTTAATAACATTAATCTTATGTCATCTTGGCGTGTGATGGTGCCTCCCCGCTTGCTTTGTTTACTAAAGTTTCTCATGCAATAGTTTGTAATGTGTCAAAAATAATTTTTGGATTGGACGTTTCGACGTCCGTCACGGGGATCTGCGTGCTTAATTCTGAAATCCCACCTGATGATAGAGGATCCCACATCCTTCATCTTGATCGTATTGAATTCAAGAAGTGTAAAACTTTTTGGGAAAAAGCAGATCTAACAAATTTAGAATTGCGTAATCTATCCAAAAGATACGTAGGAACATACCGAGTAGCATTGGAAGAACCCTTGATGGGATTTAGAACAGGAATGTCTTCGGCTGCAACTATCACGACTCTAATGAGGTTTAACGGTATCGTTTCTTACATCTCAAGAGAAATTTTTGGTGTTGATCCTGAGTATATTTCTTCCGCTTCAGCCAGAAAATCGTGTGGAATAAAGATGCAAAAAACAGCAAAAGCTGGTATGTCCGGAAAAGAGCAAGTGTTTAAGTACATGTCAGAACATGACCTAAGTCACGTAGACTGGCCAAAAAAGAAAAATGGAGAACCTGTCGATTGGAGTCGAGATGCTACAGACGCATACGTGATCGCCCGCGCCGCATGCCTCATGTGAACAACTTGATATTCTGATGTTACGATGGGAACGTGGCCATTCGTTCGGTCTCTGATAGCATCAACTTTTTCGAGTCTATTTTTGGTAAAGGACGCATATCGTCCAACGGCATCAACTTTGATGTTCGTTGTCCCATTTGTGCGCCAACAGATCTAACAAAAAAGAAACTTTCTATTCGAACTGACACCTCAGCAAATCACTGCTGGGTTTGCGGGTGGAAAGCAAGAACCATCATTCCTCTCATAAGAAAGTTTGGTACGCAAACGCATCTTTCTATCTTTAAGGAACTGTTCGGTTTTGCAGGAGATATTTCACAATTGGTCACAGGACAAAAAGAAGAAATATCTAAGATAGAATTGCCTAAAGACTTTAAACTGATTACGCTTGCTAACGAAATGGATCCTGACGTAAAAGCAGCTTGGCGTTACATTTACTCTAGAGGATTAAACGAACGAGATGCTTGGTATTTTAAATTAGGCGTTTCAGATGAACCCAGATGGAAGCGTAGAATCATTATGCCTTCTTTCGATGAATCAGGAAATCTGAATTACTTCGTAGCCAGAGCTATTGATAAGGATAAAAAACCAAAATACGACAATCCAGACGTAGATAAAAATCCTGTTGTGTTCAATGAAATAAACGTTGATTGGAAAAAGCGCCTAGTTCTTGTAGAGGGAGCATTCGATCTTGTCAAATGTCCTGATAATTCGACTGCAATATTAGGATCAGACTTAGATGAACGTCACGAAATCTTTAACAAGATTTTGTTATATAACACTCCAATCGCTTTAGCTCTTGATGGAGATATGTGGAATAAAAAGACTCCTAAAATCGTAAAGAAACTACAAGAGTACGACATCGATGTCGTCGTTGTTGATGTTAGACCGTGGGGCGATCCTGGTAGCATGAACAAATCAGAATTTCTTGTTGCATTATCAGAAGCTCGTCCGCTTAGTTGGAATGATTTATTCATTAATAAATTATCAAAAGCAATGACCACAAGCTTTAAACTTTGAACACCCATACTAAAAACATTAGTTTATTATAAATGTTACGAATTGCTCATACAGCAGACGTCCACTGGCGCGGTCTTAGCAGGCATGATGAGTATCGCCAAATATTCACATATTTTATAGAAGATTGTAAAAAGAACAAAGTCGATCACATCTTCATTGGTGGAGACATCTTTCATACGAAGGTTTCAGGTATTTCTCCTGAGTACATTGAGCAGCTTACCTGGTGGCTGACTTCAATGGCTGAAGTAGCCCCTGTTCATCTTACGTTAGGTAACCATGACGGCAATCTCGTTAACCTAGTAAGACAAGACGCTGTATCTCCAATTGTTAACGCGTTAAATAACAAAAATATCTTCTTGTACAAGAAAAGTGGAGTGTATGAATTCCATCCCGGGTATAATTGGTGTGTGTTCAGTTTATTCGATGAAGAATCTTGGAATTCTGTTAAGCCTGAACCTGGAAAAATCAACATAGCTTGTTATCACGGCCAAGTTAGAGGATGCACCACTGAAACAGGTTGGGATATAGAAGAAGGAGTTAATTTAGATTTTTTTAATGATTACGATTTTGCTCTGCTGGGAGACATCCACAAGCGACAAATGTTGGCATACAGAGATGGAAAACCATGGATAGGATTCCCGGGTACTCCCATTCAACAAAACTACGCAGAGGAAATAGAACATGGCTATTTGTTGTGGAAAATACAAGGGTCTAAAGATTGGGACGTTGACTTTTGTAAACTTCCTAATTTTAAGCCATACGTTACGTTAGACTGGGCCGATTCACACGAAGAGTTACGATCACAGATTTCAAAGTACCCAAAGCAATCTAGATTCAGGGTACGTTCGTCTGTTCCAATCTCACAAGGTGATGTCCAGGTTATCACTGACCATTTGAAATCCGAAATGGTCGCAACAGAAGTAACTTTTAAGCTGGAATACAAACCTGAAATCAGCAAAATCTCTACTAAAGAAGTTGTTCTTGAAAAAAAGAATATACGATCAAACGACACTATCTTGTCGTTATTAAGATCCTACTGCAAAGAAAACAAGTACGCTGATGTTGATTGGATAGTAGTAGAAAATGAGATAAAAAAGTATCTGGCAGCTGTGACAACTTCTGACGATTTAGCTAGGGGTTCTTCATGGTCTTTAAAACACATGAAGTGGGATAATGTTTTTGCTTATGGCGAAGATAATGAGATTAATTTTTCTAAACTAAGCGGAATTGTGGGCGTTTTTGGACAAAATAGAATCGGAAAATCTTCAATAATAGGCACCATCATGTATTCTCTATTTAATACGACAGATAGAGGTGCAATGAAAAATCTCTATGTTTGTAACGTAAGAAAACCGTATTGTTCGGCTAGATCAATTTTTGACCATAACGGAACGACGTACATTGTAGAACGACAAACTGCAAAAAATGTAAATAAAAAAGGATTAATCAACGCTTCTACGGCTCTTAACCTATTCAAGATGAATGAAAATGGTGAAGCTGAAGATTTAGGCGGCGAACAGAGAACTGACACGGAAAAAACCATAAAATCTTTAGTAGGATCATCAGAAGATTTCTTAATGACGTCTTTCTCTGCCCAAGGAGAAACAGGAGCATTCATACTTTTGTCTTCGGCAAAAAGAAGAGCCTTGTTGTCAAGATTCTTGGATCTAGACATTTTTGATAAGATGTATGAAATATCTAACAAAGAACTGAATGGATTTAAATCGAGGTTAAAGAACTACCCAGAAAAAAATTGGGATTTTCTACAATCACAAGCCGAAGAAACGTGCGAAGAGTTAAGCGAAAAGATCGAAAATTTAAGCAATGTTATCTCAGATTCTCAAAGTGAATTGAATGATCTGCGATCCGAATTGTCATCTTATAAAGACCTAAAGCCTGTCACTTCTATAGAAGTAGAACAACAAGAGAAAAAAGTCTCTCTGCTTGAAAAACAAGCAAAAGATTGCTCTGACAGAATTGACACGTTAAAATCAGAAATTAATTCGTTAAGCTCTAAATTATTGACGGTAAACGAACTAATTGATAATGAAAATGTTACAGAGTTAAAAAAGAAGCTATCTACAATCGAATCTTTAGAAAAATCTATCGTCGACCTAAAGCATTCTTTAGAAAAAGAATCTTCAATATTACAGAGACAGCAAAAGTCATTGAGATTGCTTGAAGAAGTGCCTTGTAACGATGAATATCCAACTTGTAAGTTCATAAAAAATGCTCATGAAGACAAGCTAAACATCAAGCAACAACAAGAAAAAGAATCTTATATTAAAAAGTCTCTTGAAAAAGCTATGGAAGCAATAGCTGACCTTGATAAAGATTCTATAGTCACTAAAATAACGAAGCATGAAAAAGCGTTGACCTTATCGTCTAACTTAAAATTAGAGATCTCTAAAAAAGAAACTGAAATTGCTAAAAACAAATCGACATGCGATTCTTGCGTAGAAAATTTAACATCCAGCCAAGAAAAGTTGTTATCGCTACAAGAGGCTCTAAAAAATAATGAAAATTACGAAGTTGTCAACATCAGATCTAGAATAGAAGAATTATCTAAGGTCATCAAGAGTCATGACAATGAAAAATTAGAGCTAGCTAAGCAACATGGGCGGTTGACTTCAGATCTAGAGAAGTTGAAATCTGAAAAAGAATCAAGAAATTCTCTTATCAAAGAAATGAAAGCGTTTGAAATGATCTGCGACGCTTTTTCTAAAAAAGGGTTGCCTTTAATGATCACAAAAACTCAGTTGCCTGTCATCAATGCTGAGATTTGCAAGATCTTGCAAGGTATCGTTGATTTCACGATAGAGTTAGAGAATGATGAAGAGTTAGACTCAACTGAAATTTACATTAACTACGGAGACTCAAGACGAATAATTGAGTTATGCTCCGGTATGGAGAAAACCATTGCATCAATTGCGCTCCGTATTGCGTTAATCAACGTCTCTACTCTGCCTAAGTCCGATATGTTCATAATAGATGAAGGGTTTGGAACGCTGGATGAATCTGGCGTAGAAGCATGCAGCCGGCTTTTAACTAGTTTGAAAAAGTATTTTAGAATAGTATTGGTAATCACTCACGTGGATGGGATAAAAGATATTGCAGATCACATCTTAGAGATCACAAAGCAAGAAAAAGAATCGAAGGTTTTAGTTGTATGACATGGCAACCTTATCTGAACAGTAGACTAATCAAAAAGTGCGATGGTTGGTTCTTCATAAAACCAGAAGATCATGATGAAAATGATGTAATACCAATATCATGTCCAGTTTGCGATTTTTTAATGAGAACGTCCGAAGATGAAAAATCTTTTAAGCAATTTAAGTGTTGCGAAACTTGTGAAATTTTTTGGGCTCGGCCGAATCAAGAAAATTGGAAAAATGGATGGCGACCAGATAAGTTAGAGATAGAAAAGAAGTTTGGTAAAAAAGAGATAAATGTAACGATAAATCTCTAATTCAAAGGAAACGCATACTTATGGTTTTAGTTTTCAAAGTAGAGGACACAAAATGGCAGATATAGATCTTAGCGCATTAGGAGAAGCAATAGATACTTCATGGGGACGTTCATCAAAACCAGTGCCTAATGTAAGCGGATTTTCTGTAAAAATGAGTCTAGCTGGCCAAAATCAGTTAGTCTTAAACTATCAAACGATTGTTAACTTTGCGTCTGAACGAGAGATGCTTAGAGTGAAATTACTAGAATCTGAACAATCCGTTAGTAATATCAAGAGTATAGTTGATAATGTAAAAAGCAATTACAAAGACAAAGCTGGAAAAGCTCTAAAGTTAAAAGAAATTGCTGCTACGGAAACTGTAGAAATAATTGGAATGAACGTTCATAATCCTAAAAGAACTGCGTTATACAGAAGAAAATGTATATTTGAGTTAGCTTGATGGCTGAAAAAAATTTAACGAAGCAACAACAGATTAATGAGATCATACGCTGCGGAAAAGACCCAGCGTATTTCATTAAAACTTATGCAAAAATCCAGCACCCTTTAAAAGGGACGATACCTTTTGAGTTGTATCAGTTTCAAGAAGATTGCTTGGAGAATTTTCAAAAGAATCGCTTCAACATAGTTCTGAAATCAAGACAGCTGGGATTATCAACAGTGTCTGCTGCCTATGCTACATGGTTAGCTATCTTTTATAAAGATAAAAACATTCTGGTAATTGCAACAAAAC